CATTCGTCGATCAAATGCTCCCAATCGCTGCGGCTCAGACTCGGCAGCCCCCGCAGCATAGGCTTGCCTTACTTCGTATCCAGCACCGCGATATTGCCCTTATTGCTGACCTTGAGGCCCAGCGCGGCGGCAATGTCGCGCACCTTGACATAGTTCGTGCCGTTTTTCAGGATGCGCTCGACGGCGACCTCCTTGCCGTCCACGATCATTTTGCTTTTCTCTACCACTTCATCTTCAAACCTTTCCAAGAATTTTTTCCACTGCTCGTTGCCAGTGGTGTGATAGTAGGTGTTCATGTCCGTGCCGACGAACGGGCGCGGGCAGAACTTCCCGGACACGTCGTAGTGCCGGATAATGTGATCCGCCGGAATGTTGTGCTCCTCCATGAGCTTGCGGATGAGCCACTCGGCATTGTCCAGCACCTTTTTCTCGAAGAACCAGTCGGTGTCGTAGGCTCCCATGCGCTTCGGATTGACCTTCTTCGGTCTCAGCTCCACGCCGATGGAGTTCCAGTTCCGGCACTTCGGATGCAGCGTACCGTCTCCGCAGTGCCACGCCACGTCCGTATCCTTTACGCACCGGTAAATGATATCGTTTTCGTCCACGGCGTAGTGCGCGCTGGCTCTGGCCTGCGGGTTTTTGAACCACTCGGCCACGCTGGCCGCAGAGCCGAGCGCACCGAAGTAGTGGACGACGATCCATTTCGGCGTGCAGCCGCCCGCTCGATGGTTGATCGGCGTGAGCGCGTCTTTAATTACCGGCATCGGAAGCACCCCCATAAAGCTCATGGTGGAGCGTCAGCACCGCCGATTCGATCATTTTGTCAACGGTGTCACTGTCAAACTGGATGCCCTTGGACGCGAGATAGCGCAGCACATAGGCTTTCTTTTCCGCGCCGTCCGTCGCGTTGTAGAGCTGCTCCGCAGCCCTGACCGCGATATCAACGTACTGCTGCCATTTGGCGAGCTTTTCCGCGCCGATGCGCTCTTTCATCCACGGGATGAGGAACGCCGACACAAGCGCCGTCAGCAGCGTAATGACTGCCGTGATGATGTTCGTGTAATCCATATGTTATGTACCTCCATCTTCGTCATTTGTATCACTTGGTTTTGCAAATACTCTCTTGAGCAGGAGCAAAAGCAGCTCCCCGCCGAAGGCCGCGCCCGCGAATACCAGCACGTCGCTGAGATCGCACGTCCTATCCAGCAGGACGGCGGCGGTTTTCAGGATCATCGCCCATGTGGCCACTGCCGTGAGCATCCACAGGCAGTAGTACACAAGCTCGCGGGCCATACGGCCCTTTGTCCATCGTTTCTTGTCTCTGCGCATCAGCCCAGCCCCAGCTTTGCCAGCGCAAATCCAATCAGTCCTGCAAGGATTGCCGTGATAACTCCCTTCACGACCGCCTCCCAGCGGCTTCCCGGCAGCGCCTTGATGCTTTTTACATCGGCCTTGATCTCATTCACGTTTTCCTCGATCGCCTCCTGTTTGGTAGCCAGGACCTCCACCGAGGTTGCCAGCTGATGCAGCGCCCTGTTGTCTGCCTCCAGCTCGTCGATCCTGTGCGAGTTGCTCTTGCATCGCGCCTCCACGGAGGCGATCTGCGCCTGAATTCCATCATCCATCTTGATACTCCTTTCAAAGCTTTCTATTTCGCACTCCGGGCAGACCATCCGCCCCTCCGGGATCGTCTGTCCGCAGCATACGCATGTATCCATCAACTGATCTCCTCATTGATCGTCGCAATTACCGCCGACGCATCCGTGCAGATCAACGATACGCGGATGTAGTGTTCCGTTGTAGCCTTCACCGTGACGATATTGCCGCTGTTCGCAAACGTCATACCGTTCCAAGTAAGCCCGCTATGCAGATATGTCGCCGTGTTGAACGTTCCATTTGCATTGTGCAGCGCGATTGCACTGTAACTATCATTCGACGCGGGTAGGCTTGCACCCTTGATGCGGAGCGTATCTCCCGCTTTCAGGTGAATCAGACTTGCTGCATCTTCGTTGGCACCGATTGCCGCATATCCATTCTGCGCTCGATTTGCGCCGCTCGACGTGCTCAGTCGCGTATTTGCAGATATCCCGATGGTATCAATGATGTTCGTGATCGCTGCCGCGCAGGTAATCACGATGTTGCCCGTTGCCTTGGCAATTGTGATCGTGCTGCCGGAAACCGCAGACGCGGAAATATCCGTTCCGCCCATCGTGACAGTGATCGTGCCAAGTTTCTTGAAAGTCCCCGTCGGGGAGAGCGTCGTGGTGTAGGCCGTACCTTCGGCAATGGTATTCGCCGTGTTGGACGATGCGCAATTGGTGAGATTCCGCGTGATGGTGTAATTCACCGACGGTGCAGATGCCGCCGCAGTGATCGTCACTTCTCCCGTCACCTTCGGAATGCTGATAACCCCACCTGAGACTGCCGTGGATGTGATATCCACACCACCCATCGTAACAACAATGCTGTCCAGGTTTTTTCCGCTTTCCGGCGTGATAGTCGCAGTGTACGCCTCGCCGTAATCCACCTGAGACGCGGCGTTGCTGATCGTGCAGCCTGTGAGATTTTTGGTGATGCTCTGATACCAGTGCAGCGTCTCGGGCGTTCCGTTGATCATAGCCGCGCGGTAAGCGTTGATATCAGCCATCGACATTCCGCACGTTCCAACGGCAAAATGTACGCACTTATCGCGGAACGTGTCGCCGGGAACGGCGTTGATCGCATTGATAAGCCCCTTCCAGTCCGATTCATTCCTTCGCCGCGCATTCGCATCCGACCCAGAGCCGGAATAAAATGTAGTAAGCTCATAGTCCTTGTCGATGTTGCTTTGGCTCATACCGAGCAGCCCTTCAAGAACACAAGCCAGCGTACCGGTTCTGTCCGCGCCTGCCGTGCAGTGGAAATACACCGGCTCCCTATGCGTTACAGCATCGATCACGCAGCGGAGGTAAGCCTGCCATGTCGCTACCGGTGTCAGAGCGTACCATGCATATTGCTGGGTGCGCGTGTACCATACATCGCTCCCAAGCGGAGATTCTTCCATATCCGGCTCGTCGCCGGAGCCGCCTCCCTCTCGGCCTCGCAGATCAAGATCGTGTTGAACACCAAGTTCTCCCACGAGCACTGCTCGATCTGCCGCGGCCAATTTCCCGCCTCGAATCAGCAGCCCGTATTTCACAGTGCCTCCGTCGCAAGCCCATCCGCCGAGATCGCGCACATTCCACGCTTCTGCGGAGTTATCCCGCGTCCGAATCCACCGCAGCGCATCAAGCGGTTTCAGCGTCCCCGCAGCATTGGTCCCGGCAAAAGGCGTGAGGACATTTGGCACTTCGTTGTAGTGCGTCACCCCGCCCGCCTCCTGCCCGATAGGCTTGTAATTGCTCACAACTGCCGTCGCGGGCGCATAGGATGCGATCTGGGAAACGCTGTAGTCATTGGGATCGTATACCACATTTGCGAGGTAGTTCCGCACCAGCTCCGGGCATTGATGCCATTCCAAGGCTTCCATAGCGCCGCCTGATACATCCACCCTCAAGGTTTTCCCGCCAAGTGTCAACGGCTTCCCATCTTTGTAAAGCGTTTTTAATGCCATACTCTCACCTCACGCTTTCAGCAGCTCTGCCTCAAGGCATTTGCTGAATTTCCGCACCGCCGGAGTATCGTTCGTGTAGTGTGTGACATTGTTCGACACAACCGGCCAGCGCAGGTGAACGCCATCGGTGGACATCATACTTTTGACAATGCCGCTGTCCTCGGCCATGTTGACGCGCCGCACGCCGTACTTCTTGAGTATCGGTACGACGGTATCCAGATACGTCTGCTGCATTGCTGGCGACTCTCCGTTCGCACCGCTGCGGATGTTCGGCAAAATTACGACAATGCTTGCCTCGGGGAATCGCGTTTGCAGCTGCTCGATGCACCACTTGATCGCGCCGCAGCTGGTCGTCGCCGTCTCGCTGGCTTCGTCTGCCGCTGTGCCGATGTGGGTGTAGCCGGAAAGGATATCATTCGTGCCGTATTCCAGCACGATATAATCGAATTCGTCCGTTCCGTCGATCAGCTTGCGCACCATCGCCGTCGCGCCATTTGGCCGCTCGGTCGTGGAGTACCACCACTGCGCTCCGTGTCCGGCGCACCACCACTTGATCTTATACTTCCGGGCAATCAGCGCGAACCATCCGGAGCCTTTGTAGGTTTTCCCGTCATCGCCAGTCAGCGCCGTATCCCGCAAGACGTTTTCCATCCAGCGGTCATTGTACGCACTGGTGATAAACGAACACGCGCTCTGCTCCGTCAGACTGTCGCCGAGGACGGCGACCTTCGCCCCGACGAGCTTCGAAACAGCCTGATACAGCGAGGCATACATGAGCTTATTACAGCTCTCGTCAATGTCGAAAAGCTCTGCCTGTGCCGTCTGATACCATGCATCATAATCTTCAAACGGTACGTTCTGTGCGCATTTTGACCCATCCGTCCCCATGGTTTTGTTGATCCACGCAAGTGCATCCTCAACGGAGCCGTTGTTTGCTGCCGGGATTCCAACAAAATTTTGCGGTAGATACATCGCCTTTGCTGTTGTTGCGGATGCCGGCACGGTATACGCCTTTGTCGTATCATCCTTTTCGATTGTTCCAATCGGCGCGATTGCACCATATTGGTTTTCCGGGAGCGCGGCAAGCAGCTGCGGCTTCTTGTACGCGCCGTTTGGGGACATATTAAAATTGCAGTAGATCGTATCGCCAGCCTTGCACGGCACGACCACGCCGATGGAACCGTAGGATACTGCGCCGGAGCCTACACTGTTGCAAAAGTACGGCTTGCTGCCGTAGACATGCTTGCCGTATCCGAGCTTCTCGACGGAGACACTGCCGTCCTGTACAGTCGTCGTCGCCTCCGGATGCTCCGTCAGCCAAGTGTTCACCGCCGAGGACACCTGTGCATCCGTTGGAGCCGGTGCGTCTCCACCGAGCGTCACCTCTTCGCTTTCCACAGTTTCCCATGATGTTGGCGCACCGTTTTCGTTCACCGCCGACACTTTCGGAAATTCACCGGCAGCCGCGCCGGTAATGCCGAGCGATGCATCCGCACCGCCGCCCTCCGGAATTGTCACGGTTTTCGCCGCGCTTCCGTCGTAGCTCGTCGTCGTATCGCCGATCTTGATGTTGAGCGAATAAGGATTTTTGAGTTCCGTCGGAAGCGTGGGGATATCATCCTTGGATGCAACATCGCTCGTTGTCACCTCCAGAGTCCCAAAGGCGTTGATCATAACAGCGAGGTAAGAAGTAATGCCGTTAATTGTCCCGATCCCGCCGAAAACGCAGACCATGTCGGAGATCAGCAGCGCCGGAAGTGTCGCCGGAAGTTCGTTAAACTCCGAGAGTACCGCCTTGCAGATAGGCGCAAATCCCGCCGTCTGCGCGGCCACGATCTGAGCAACCGTCTGCGTCGTCGCGGGGGACTCCACGCTGCCGGTCACATTGAAATACCAGCTCGTTTTAACCGCGCCAGTCTGGCCATTCACGCTTTTAACCGGCACGTCATCCGCTCCGATGGGCGTAAACCCGAGCGCGCCGACAACCGCATCCTTCGTGACATTCGCATCGTCCCCGTCTGCGCCCTTCGGAATTCCGAGGTTAAGCGTAGGCTGTGCGGCAGTTCCGCCCATGCTGGCCGTAGCCGCGCTTCCTGCGGGCAGCGTAGTCACCGTCCCGATCTTGATATCCGGCGTCACGCCATCCTTGCCGGGTGCGCCATCCTTACCGGGTGCGCCATCTGCACCATCCTTGCCCGGAGCACCATCCGTTCCGTTTGTTCCGTCAGCCCCGTCGTTGACCGTAGCGATAGCTTTTCCGTCTGCCTTGATCGTTGTAACCTTTCCGGACTTGGACGCCGTGATAACGGGCGTGTGCCCGTCTGCGCCATCTGTACCGTTTGTGCCGTCTTTACCGTCTGCGCCCTGCGAGCCGGTCGCACCCCTCGACGGCTTCCCGGTATCCTCGTCGCCGAGATACCAGTTCCCGTTTGCTCCGATCGTCGGCGTAATGCCGTTTTTACCGTCTGCGCCCTTGAGATCGGCAATGGCAATGAGGTTTTCCCACGTCGCGCCATCGTCGTTGCTGTACTGGATGTAGCCATCCGCGACGCGCATATCGATGGTGCCCGCTCCTCCGGAGCCTCCGCCGGATCGTGCCGCCTCGTTGACAGCCGCGACAAGGTTCTCCTTGGCCTTTGTTGTCAGGTCGTTCAGATTGCCGATCTGCGCCTGAATCGCATCGAACCAGCGCTTGGCCGGCTCGTCAGGCGGCTCCGCGCCTGCATGGAGCGACGGAACGCACACCGTGTCATAGATGCAGGATTTCACAAGAACGTCCTCCACGCGCCACTGGAGCTGCGCCTTGCCATATCCGGAGTATTCGACGTCCGATGCGCTGACCGTCCAATACGCTGTGTGGCCGTCCACGGAAAGCGCCACGGGGTACGCCTCCGCGTCCCTGCTGGAGCGCGGACGCTGGACTAGCAGCAAAGGTGTGCCGCCCGGCCAGTCTGCCTCAAAAGCTGAAAGGGGGAAGGCTACCCGCATTGCGTCGTTTTCGCCCTGATGCCGCAGACAGATCGGCTCACGCCTGCTTGCGTTGATTGTAATCATATGATTTCTCCCTTCTCGGTGTCCAAGTCTGGCACCGTCATGCTGGATTTCCAAAAGCGAACGCCACGACCCAGCTTCCGGAAATCCTTAGGCAGACGACGCGGCTCCCAGCCGCAAAGGTCACCGCCGTGTTGCATTTGTAGTGCTTCGTCGTTGCGGCGTCCTGCCCGTCAAAGATCAGCGATAGCCCGTCCGCGTACTTGGCTGCCACAGTCGCGAGTGCGATGCGCTCCGGCTCCGTCACTGCTTTTGCAGTATATTCTGTAAGGCCCGTCACGCGATCACCACCCTTCTCGCGGTGTGTTGCATCAGCTCGCCGACGGCCATTGTGAGCGACCACTCAGTCTCTTCCCATATTCCGCCGATGTCCGGATCGTCGATCGATACGATATCGCCGACTCCATGGCCGCCTGTCGCCAGCGTGTAAAAGGTGATCGTCTTGGTTGCATGCATGGACTCGTTGCGCAGACGGTTGACCAGCTCCTGAAGCTCGTCCTGACTGGCGACATTGTTTACCTTTGCGACGTCAACGATGCGCAGCCCGCGCCGGAAAGTGGACGTGCTGGAGGTAGGGGAGTCGTTGACGGCAGTCGCCGTCAGCGGCGCGCCTCTATCAGGATTTGAGCAGATCCGCACAAAAACATTCGGCGCATCAAATAGATCGACCTCCTGCGTGTGGTCGTCCGTGATCGGTGCGAGCTTCAGATCTGTGCTGCTGTATGCGTGATCGATCCTGCCGCCGGTCGGCGCTTTGTACGGCTCCAAGTGGCAGATGCCGCGGCCGTCAAACCATACCGGATTGTAGTTGATCTCCTCCAGCAGTTGGTTGCAGATCGTCAGGAAGTCCGTTCCAGTGTCCCAGTCCTCACGATCCGTTGCCAGCACCGCCGAGGACGGCACGGCCAGCACAAGCTTGATGCCCGCCGCCGTAAGCAGCTGCTGCACCGCCGTCAGATACGGCGTATTCGCGGCGATGTGATAGAGGCCCTCCGTGCGGCTCTGTTGGACGCGCCAGCATCGGTCGTATGCCTCGATCCGGAGCCGCCGCCCGTATGCGTCCATGATCTCCTCGACTGTGGTCGCCTGAAATACGCCGAGCGGTGTCTCGGCTCCGTCGAGGACAAGAACGGGTTGCAGCTCGTCGGACAGCAGATCAACGTCGGCGTCCGGATAAACCTCCGCCGACAAACTGCCCTTGATCTCCGAGTCCTTGCGGACGTAGACATTCGGGGCGGCGTCTGCCGCCCACGAAAGCTGTTTGAACTCCGCTCCGCCGCGAAGCACATTGATTTTGTAAGATACATCACGAATCAATGTCCACTACCTCCTCCACGTCCGCCTGTTCCACATCGAACTGATACGTCGTGTAAAATCCGCCGTCCGCAGTGGCCGCAAGCACCGAGAGGCACCCGCTCACCATCTTGCTCTCCGGCGTTTTTACCGCGACCATCTTGCCCACAAGCGCCTCAAGCGCCGCGCAGTCCTCCGCCTCGCGGAATGCGCACGCAACCGATATCGTCTCCGCATAGTGCATACTGCGCTCTATCGTCGGATATCGCCGCCCGGCAAGCTGCACGGACTGTACGCCCCGGCTCAGATTGCGCCCCGTCGTGCGGTGTGTGCTGGCCGAGTAGGGAAGCGGCAGCACATCGCCTGTATCAAGATCGATCAGCGTCACGCACGGCACGGATGCCGTCACCGTCATTGTGTTGGACAGCCGGTAATTGGAGCTTGCAGCAAAGCACCCGCGCACCTGGTAGCTTACGCTGCCGATGGAACGCAGATCCGTGTATGTGTGCTCTGTCGTTTTTGCGATGAGCTTCCCATCGCGGTATATCAGGTAAAAGTTGTAGTGATACCCTCCGGCAGCGCTCCAGAAGAGGCGCACCGTGTCCCCGGCCTCGGCCGTCAGATTGATCGCCGGTCCCGCCGTGTTGGCTACTTGCAGCGCCGCCGATCCCCATGGAGACCACATGGCGTATTCGTTTTGCACGCGGACGCGCACAATGTATTCACCATCTTCGAGGTACATCGGCGCCGTCCACGTTTTGTCCGTGCCGTAGTACGTGCCGGAGCTGTAAACGCCGTCGATTTCCACCTGGTAGGCCAGCTGTTCCGATGATTGCCAGCCGATAACCGGGCGCGGAGACTGCGACTTGATTGAAACCGCCGGAGCCGCCGGAGCGCCGACGCAGATGAACTCCGCCGCGTCGCTCCATGCGCCCGCCGCGTTGTCCGTATTGTACGTCCGTACGCGCCAGTACTTTGTCCCGCTCCCGAGCGTGTTTGCCGGGGCGGTGTAGGTCATCTCCGCGCCGGTCACCGTCGCAAGCGCCGTCCATGTCTGCATATCCGTCGAGATTTGCAGCTCCGCCTTGGTCTGGGCCGTGCCGGTAGAAATGATGTGAGTCCACGCAAACGCTACCGGCCTCGATGCGTCTACGATTTCGCCTTTCGGCGATTTTATCGCCGCCGTTGACTCTGCATCTGCGGTCGATAACGTTACCCAGTCCGATGTCGTTGTTTTGCCGCTGTTTGCGGTCACAACGATCCGCCATTGGACACTCGTCCCTGTAAAAGTTTTTGCTGGGACGGTGAAACTACTCGTGTTTCCGGAGACGCTGTGTGAATGGATCGTTCCGCTAGGACCTGTGCGCCACTGAAAAGTTGCAGAGGCTTGGACGAGTCTCGGAGCACATGGGTATGGGGCTGTTGAGCTCCACGTGAAAAGAACATCGCGATACTTGTCAATCGCTCCGGCATTGGGCGACATACTTGATATATTCAGCGTATCCGCTGTGGCGCTTTCATCTATTGTCAATACGAGGTACGGTCTGTTTGCACCGCTCGTCTGTACGGTAAATGGCTTAGCATTTAAAAGAGAAGATTGCAATCTTATACCGTAGGTAACAGCGTCACCAAATAAGATTGATGCGGAAGGGAACTCTGCCCATACCGGGGCGTTCCCAACGCCCTTACGCTGGAATACGAGATTGTAACCAGTCTCATTCCATGTGTCCCACGTTGCAGTTTTCTCGTCAAATTCCTTTGTGTTTGCATGCGCATCATACCAGTCATAGGAACCCTCGGTTGCCAAGAAATAAAAGAACAGTTGCGCACCAGATATCCGTTTAAACCTAAATTGATCCGGCAGGCTCTCGAACTTTACAAGGAGCCGGCTCTCATATGTCCTAAGTGTTACTTGCGAACCAGTATGCACATTCGATCCTCGGTTGTCGGGGTCAAGAAACGCGAAGGCCTTGGAGTAGAGACTTTGTGTTATACTCATTCCTTATCCACCCCCATTCTGTCCGTTCTTCGCTTATTTCGCGCGATGTTGACGATATCGTTGAATTCCTTTACCGTATTGGCCGGGATCGTGATGTAAAATGTATCGCCTCCCGACGCCTGCCGGGTTTCCTGCGCCGTCAGGATGCGCGTACCTTGCGGCAGCACGACTTCCTCCGGGCCGTACTCGCCGATCAGCGTCCGCCCACCTCGCCAGTAGTCCGTGCCGGAGGCGTTATAGCCCTTCTGCATTTTCCAATACTCGAAGGTAGTTCCTGCCCCTGACTTTTCCCATTCGTCGCGGAGGTAGCTCTCATAATTGGAATACCACTTTCCGTTTGCGTAATACTGGCCGTAGCCGTTCGCGCTGGTCGCGCGGTTGATATCGGTCTGCTCCCATTTTTCCTTGAGTGTCTGCGTGTTGTTGCCGTTGCCGTAGGAGTATCCGAAGCCCGCAGCCTTGCCCATCTGCTTCCAGCCGCCCGACCACTTATCCCAGTCCCATATACCGGTCGTGAGGACGGTCGCCGCACCGCTGATAAAGTCAATGGTGTCTGCAATGCCCGCCATGATCTCGGCCAGCGGGCGAAGCGCCTCCGTGAGCTTTGGCACGGTATCCGACGAGAGCTGATCGGTAGGCGCGATAATGTCGCCCACAGTCTCCAGCAGCATACCAAAGGAGTCCACAAGGCCAGAGTCCTTGAGCGCCTGCCCGCCGTCCCTGATAAGCTTCGTGATCTTCTCATAAAACTCCGTGAGATACGGCGCGAACTCAGCAGAAAGCTGATTCTTCGCGCCCTCCTGCGACTTTTGCAGTCGCTGGTATGCGTCGTCCACCTCGGTAAGCGCCGTCAGCGCCTCATTATCGAGGACGTAGCCCATGCTGTGCGCCTCCTGGGCGTACTGCTTGAGGCCGTCGCTGCCGATCTCGATCAGCGGATTCAGCTCCTGCGCCGACTCGGACATGAGGTCCATCGCCAGTGCGTCCCGCTCCGTCTTGTTTTTCATGTCGCCGAGGGCGTCGATCGTGTCGTAAAACACGTCCTCCGCACTGCGCAGCTGGCCGTCCACGTCGGTGATCTCCACGCCGAGCTTGTTGTACGCCTCATAGGCGTCGCCTGTGCCCGTCGCGGCTTCCTGCATTTTGTTGGTGGTTTCCTTGAGGCTGTCGCGGATGCGGTCGGACGAGACGCCGATCATCTCGGCGGCGTAGTCAAATTCCTGAAGGCTCTCTGCGGACTGCCCCGTAACGCTGGAAAGCGTCTTAATCTCCTTGGCATATTCGGCGCTCTCCTTCGTCATGGAGATCAGCGCCTTTTCTGCTTTGACTATCGCGGCCGCCAGAAGTCCGATCCCGGTCACAGCCAGCGCAGCCCCCGCGTTGATGCCGTTCAATGCGCTCGCAGCCTTCGATGCACCCTCCGGAAGCTGGATGCCGAAATGCCCAGCGATATCCGTCAGTGCCGTGCCAAGGCCATTCGCAGAATCCGTGCTGAGCGTAAACTCATCCTTGAGATTTGCCAGCACTTCCTTGACGCCGCCGCCCTGCTCCTTGGTCGCAGCAAAGGCGCTCCTGACCTTATCCAGAGGGGTTGCCATCTTCTTCAGCGCATCTGTGTTGGCATCAAGCTCACCCTGCATTTTCGCAAGCTCAGCCTCGGCATTATTCAGCGCGATTTTCCAGCCATTGGTTTTCTCGCTGCTCTTACCATACTCTTTGCCCGCGTACTGAAGAGCCTCCTTCAGCTTTTCAATCTTCTCCTGCTGGGTGAGAATGCTGCGTTCAAGGATGTCGTTTTTCTTGCTCAGCGCATCCACGCTGCCTGCATTATCCTTAAATTGCTCCGAAGCTAGATTCAGCTCGGATTTGAGCACCCGCAAGCCGCTGTTGATTTCAGCCAGCGCCGCCTTGTACTCCTTTTCGCCGTCAAGCTTGATTTTTGTGTTGATACTTGGGCCTGCCATTAATTGCACCTCCCCATGAGGTATTCGGACAACGACAAGCGGGCGGGCTTCTGCTCCTGAGGCGCGGGCTGCGTCTCAGATGCAAAAGGCCGGCACGGTGCGCCCGTGAGTTTGAAATACTCTCGGTAAAGTGCAACACACCGTGCCGGCGTCATGGACCGCCAGAAAACGGCCTCGTCGTTGTGTAGGATATTGATCCAGATATTCAGGTACCAGGCAAAGTCGATGCCGTTCCGTCGTCCTTGCTGGTCACTGCGTTTTTTTCGTCTGCCTCCGGCTGCTCCGTTTTCGGCTCCGCTTCCTCCGGGTCATCGACAATGACGGCGGAAACGAGCATCGCGAACACAGCGTGGTTGTTCTTCCGAAATTCTCGGAAACTGATGCGGCGGCCGAGGTCTCCGTCGGTATAGGCCGCGTCCACGCCCTGGCGGCGAAGCTCGCTGTTAATCATCGCAGCCATCAGCCGGAGATAGTTCCGCATTGAGCGGTCACCGTCCAGCAGTTGTCCAAGGTTGCTGTCCTGCGCCTGAAGCTCTGCAAGCACATCCATGTTGCAGGAGAGCGTCAGCTTGTGGCCGTCGATCTCATACGGCATGGTTTTGAGTCGTACATCCATCAGCCCGCCCCCGTCACTACCGTAGGCTCGGTCGTGAAGCACGCAGCGAGCCACGCAATGGCCTCGGCCTCGGTGTCAAAAGTGTACCACTCGAACAGGTGGCCGAGATCGTCAACGAGGGACTCACCGCTTGTGGTCGGCGTCTGGAAAGTGATCGACTCGCCCATCGTCTGAAGGACACGGCTGGGCGGGCCAAACAGTGTCTTGTGGACAAAGACGGCAGTAAATTTCTCTACGCCGTCGATCATATCGGGGCTGTAAAAGCCGTGTCCGACGTACTGGCCCGTCGAGGTCCTGCCGGCCGTCATGCTCTTGACGGTCTTCGGCGAGGTAGAGCCGACCGACCGGCTCAGCTCATAAAAGCCATAAAGCACCTTTTGGCAATCGGCGGGAATATACTTCACGCCGACGCTGGTCGTCATACCGGTGCATTTCTTCATGTACTCCGAAAGCGAGGATTCGGCATAGATGCGGCCTTCGGCAAATTTCATTTCGAGGTTTGCCGTCATGGCCTCGCCCATGCTCATAGCCTCGCCGTATGTGATTTTCTTCTGCGATTTGTCGTAATTGTACTTTGCGGCCTTCATGCCGCGCAGATCAAATTCAGGCATTTCATTCTCCTTTCAGCTTTCGCGCCGCTACTTCAGCCATCGAATCGTTGACACGCTGCCATGTATTTTTTACTGCATTGCTCCAGTAATGGTCAGCAGTGATCCTGCCGCCAGTGCGGCGGCCATAGTTGAGGACAAAGCCCTTGACGCCGTAGCGCTGATTGCGGCTGTCCTTGCCGTTGATCGTCACTTGCATATACGGCACACCATGCTTATCTTTCTTGACGTTGCGGGTTTTGGCAATATGCCGGTAGGTCTCGCCCGTCCGGCGGGCACGCCCGACAGAGTTGTGTCCGGCCGTGACAAAAGCAGATTTAACCGCATCCAGCATAATTCCCGCGCCGGCAGTCAGCATCTCCTTGAGGTTTTCGTCTGTAAACAGGTCGGCCTTTTCCATCCGTCGAATAACTTCTGTGATGTTATCCGAACCGCTGTTGGTCTCTAATTGCGCCATCAGATCACCTCACACGGAATATCCGTAAAATAAGTGGCAAGCTCATCGTCATATGAATGCTCCGGCGGCTGCATCGCCACACGCGCCTCGGCCAGCGCCGCCGTGACCTTTCGCGGCAGGTCGTCGTCCTCAGTCTGCGTACCCACCGTCACAACCGCTGTGTGGACGGTTGCAAACGGCTTTCCGTCGGCATATTCGTACCGTTCGCCGGTCGGCGTCCACACCAGATATCTGGTGATCGGGTTGCCGCTGGTGTCCTCGATTGGGGCCTGCACCTTGTACACGGCGCCCGGCAGCACGCTTTCCAGTGCGCGCTCAATCTTGGTATAGCTCATACTTACCCTCCGGCTCTGCCAGGCTCAGCGTCGTGACCGGCAGCCCGTCATCATCAAGCTCACGCTGCGCCTGGTCGATGCGGTACGCATGCCCGTCGTCCAGGATGCAGTATTGGTCGGCCTCGATTGGCGGGTCGTACACGCTGCGAGGCACTGACACCATTCGTACCAGCTTCGCGCCCGCCTGCCTGCCCGCATAATAGCGGGAGGCGTAGACGGTGCGCTCCGCGTAATACTGCTGGCTGATTTTCCCAAGCTTTCGCACAGCAGGCGATTTGCCGGGGCGCAGCGTGCAGATGGTCAGAATCTTGTCATAGATCATTTGTTGCCTCCCATCTTGGCCGCGCACAGCCGATCCTTGATCTGGATGTCCAGGTTCCGGGGAAGCTGTGCGCGGTCGGCAGATCCGCGCGCACGGTACATCCATGCAGCCACCGACGCAACCAGCAGATCGTCGTCGGTATCATCGTCCGCCAGAGGCACGCCCCGGCGGCGGATAAAGTTCTCAGCCGACGTCAGCAGGCTGCGCAGATACAGTTCCTGTGGCTCGGCGCAGCTCAGGAGGCCGAGATCGACCTTGAGTAAATCAATACGCAGTCCCGCTGACATATCGGCCCTCCTTAACCGCCGGTCTTGGCGGTCACGCTGCCGGAGCCGACAGCCACAGCGCGGCCCTCTGCGTTGACCTCGACAACGGTGATGGTCTCACCCGTTGTGCCGTCGATGATCTTGGTAGCGGGGAGATCCGTCCAGCCCTTGCCAAGCCGCTCACCATTGCCCACGGCGATGGCCTGCCCGCTGGTCTGGTACTTGAGAGTGCCGGAGCTGTTGCCGGCTACTGTGACGATGCTCTTGCCGTTCGACGCGCCTGCTGCGGTCGTGACGATCAGCGTACCCAGTTTTTCATTCGCAAGATCAGGCGCGAACGAGATCGACGTGGTCGGCTGCGTATTGTGGAAGTTTACAAGCACGAAGCTCTCACCGCGTGCGGGCTTGCCATCGTAGCGGCCAATGGAGCGGTAGACCGTCATATTCCGCAGGAACAGCGGGATATCGGAGGATGCAATCGTTGCGCCCTCGCGCTCGACCATGCGCATCATGTCGCCGAAGCCGCCCGCAATATCATTGTCGGCCATGAATTCCAGCTCAACAATATCGCCGCCAATAATCGGGAAGGTGTTATTGATGCCGGCGGCCAGCGCCGCAGCGGCGTCAAATGCCAGCGCCTTGGCCATCAGGCGGATGTGCGTCTTGCGATTCATGATCCAGAACGCGCGGCCGTCCGAATACTTCGGATCTGCAATGCCCAGCGCCTCGATCAGCGAGCCGAAGAACGCAGCGCCGGAGGTGGAGTCGATATCCAGTTTGAGGATGTGGCTGGTGTTCAGCGCGATAAAGTCGCCCTGATCCTTGCCCCACCAGGACGGTTTCGCCGACGCGGCAAGGCGGGTAATAAAGCCGACAGGCATTTTCACGCCCGTACCATAGGCAATCGACTTGTCGAGTGCCCGCGCGTTTGCCTCGCCCATCGCATTAAGGATGCTGGTCAGGAGTTGGAGGTCGGAATCGTCGGCAAGCACGGCATTGGAGATCGCCATGTATCCGGCCAGCATATAGCCGTCCACTTCCAGCTGTGTGAAGTCGAGCACGATTTCATTGATGTTGGCGACGGTCTCCGTCCACACAGCATCAGAGGCAGTGCCGACGATGTTCTGGCGAGCATTGCCGCGCAGAGATTCGCTGTGGACATACTTCCACAGTTTGGAGTTCTGATAGGTCAGATCGCGCAGGATCTGCATGAACTCGGTCGGGATGCCCAACTCAGCGCCGGTCGCGCTGTTCTGCTGGGCGCGGAGCTGACGGAACCGCTGAAGGAATTCCTTCGTGCTGTCACGTGTCAGCAGCTCATCGCGCTGCTGATAGGTCATGCCGAACCAGCGGCGTTCGGGATTGCTCATTTCTACATTGCCCCTTTCGTGGTTGGTGTTGCCGGTGTCAGAGTTGGGCACCGGATTGTTTGCCGGAGGCGGCGTCTGCGCGGCCTCCAGACTGCGGATTTGTTCCTCGCGCTGCGCGATCTCTCCATGAATACGGGAGATTTCTGCGGCGTTTGTGCTGCGTTCCTGCTCAAACGTTTCAATCGCCGTGGATACGACGCCGCGCTCCTCGTCGGTCGCTGCCTCCGAAATTGCCTGTCGGAGCTGTTCCTCGCGAGCGGCGAAGCCGTCGCGCGTCTGCTCCAGCGGCGTGAGCTGCGAACGAAGCGCTGCGATCTCACTGTTGAGCATCAATACTCTAAGTACGGACATTTACGATTTGCCTCCTAACTTTTTGGTCATTTCCTCGCGCCATGCCTCGGCGCGTCGCTTCTGAATTTCGGCCAGATCCTGCCGCCTTGCGCTTACGGATGTGGACTCATACGCCGGGAAGGTGCAGACGCTGACCTCGTACAGCGGGTCAACCTCTTCAATTTCCCAACGATAGTTACCATTTCCGAGATCCACGAAGGTTTCGCGTTTGATTGCAAAACCAATGCTGCACTGGTCTACATCGCCACGCTGCACGCGCGCATACAAGCTCATCGCGTCCACATCGTCGCGGTTGATTCGGACGCTGCCCCACAGGCCGCGGTCGTCCTGCCGGAGTGCCAGCGTGCCTGGCTTTGTCCGGCCAAGCACCAGACTGGTGTCGTGGTTGATAAGCGCGCGGACGTCCCCGGAGATTGAGACGGTAAATGCGCCGGGCTTGATCACCTCACTTGCACCATCCCAAAGCTGATATTCCGAGTTAAACACCGCAAAATATCCTTCGATGTACAAGTCATTGTCCGCTGCCCGCGTCTGAAACGGCTGCGCCACGCAGCGAACCTGCCGCAACTGCTTGTCACGGTTCATTGTCGTCGCCCCCTTGTGTCAGTTTGTTCTGGTTGCCGATCATTCCACGCGGGATATAATTCTCCAGAATAACCAGCTCGTTCAGTCCCTCCCGCGGACTCAGGCCGACCCAGTCACGAACCTCGTTGCCGTCCATCAGGCCGCGAATGTACAGGCCCTCGGCCACGTCGGCCAGCTCCTTGGTGCTGTAGCTGTAAAGCCGCCTTGTGGACATCGAAAAATACAGCTCGCTGGAGATCAGCAGCTTCCGCGTCAGCTCCTGGCAAATGATGTTTGCAATGGTTGTCGCGGTCGTCTTGATCATATGGTTGTGGTCGCTGTCGGAGTAGCTGCCGACACCGAGCATATACGGCGTCACGCCGACCAGCGATGCGACCGCCCGCTTGTCGAGCTCCACGCTGTCTCGAATCGCAAGATCGGTGAGGCTGAGCGGCTTTACCTGCTGCACCTCCATCAGCTCAGCCGGGATGATCCACGGTGCGCCGGCGGTGCTGTTGGACAGGTACTGATCGACCAGGCGCTTTCGGCCATCCTCGTCGGCAAATTCATCTGCCAGCGCGTCCACCTTGACGATGACGCTCGGCTTCCACTTGTCGGACATAAATCCCTTCTTTGTTGCCGACGTCTGTCGCAGGCTGTTTGCCAGATCGTGCAGGCTCATCCGCAAACCGAGGCCGCGCCAAGGCTGTGCCGGGTCCGGCCAGCGCCGGAAGTGTAGCACCGCGCCGGAATCGAAGCGGTTGCCGCGCCACACGACATAGTAGCTTCGGCCGTTATCGTCGCTCATAGCTACCGCATCCGGCATCGGCTCCAGCTCCGTCAGCAAGCCGCCGGATGTGTGCGGCAGCAAAAAGGCGCTTCCACAGCTGTTCGTCAGCATTGTCCACACGATCCACGCGATCAGGTCCTTGCGTGTGCCATGTGCCCACGGCTGAATGTCCATGAAGCGGGAAAGAGCGTTGCGAACACGGACATCGCCGTCCGGCGTGTTCTGCATGAGCTGAATTGTCGCATTGGATATAATATCGGCAAGGCCGCCAACGGCTGCCTGCACGTCCGGGCTGTCAATCAGCCGTGTATAGCCGGGTACGCAAAGCGTATCCTGATTTACAGCACCCAGCAGGAATCCTTGCAGCGTCAGATCCTGTGCGGACCTGCGCTGCACTTTGACTTTCAATCGGCATCATCATCCTTTCCATCTTTCTTGTCATACCATCCGGCCGCCTTATTGCTGGCAGTCAGATCCTCCAGATAGGCGCACACCGCGAAAACGGCGGCGTCGAATACGTCAATACGTAAATTCGGCTCGATCTTCTGGTACATTACCATATCGTCTGATTTCTCAATGCCGGCGACATTCTGAACGCAGTACTCAAACGGCTCGGCGTGCAGGTAGTAGAGAGTCCCTTTTTTCGCGCTGTTCTCGATGTACCGGAAGCCCTCGGATTTCCGCGTGAAAAGCTGCGGCTGATCCTTGATTGGGAATCGCTCCTGCTTCATCTCCACGAAATACTCACGGCAGAATTTACGGTCATGCCCGACGCGCCGGATCTTAAAGCCTTCCGCGCGGCGCTTCTTGTACCACATAACCACGTCGTGGTAATTGGTCACCTTGTCATTGGTCATGTCCAGCCAGCCGTCCTTCAGCCAGCCGAACAGCGGGATTTGATCCTGCTGTGCTTTAACCATCGCGGCCGGACGCGGGAACCAGCAGTGCGGAATGATGATGTCTACGCCCTTGTAGTGCCCGAACAGGGCGCTGGTTGTCAGGTCGTAGAGCTTGGACAGATCCGTCCCGCCATACCACCGGATCGGCAGTTTTGCCAGCTGCGCAAGCGTCCAGCTGTACCGTTCGTCGCTTTTACGGAACTCCGCAATGTCGAACCACGCCTTAACGGCATTTGTCGTAACATTTAGACTTTTGTTGAGGAATTCCGGCCGCAGCGCCGGATTCTCTGCGGCCATTGCCGCGTCGTTTATCATGTCCTGCGGACGAATGGAGTAGCCCCAACCGGGGGAAGCTGCCTTCAAAACATTTGGGTCCTTCAAGTCAACGTCGCCGTTTTCCAGCGTCGGCGCAGAGCAGAGGAAACAGAAAACCGAGTCGGCAGCGTCACCTGTGACTGTCCCGCGGAGAATCTTCCGGCAATACTCCAAATGCCCCAACAGGAAGCCGCGGGCATTCGGACCGTTGGACGAAATGATGATTACCAGTTTGTTGGTGTACGCCTTGGTCGCGTCCTTCAGGATCTGGTACTGCTGCGGGCTTTTGTAAGTGTGAGCCTCGTCCGCAATGACAATGTTGCAGTTGAAAGAGTCCTGTTTGTCGGGATTCGCAGCCAGAGCGTTGATGGAGATCATACCGTCGCCGATGTCGCCGGAGATCGAGCGTTCCATGTTGTTATCGATAATCCGCAGGCCGTTTTCCGGATCGTCCTTAACGGTCACGCCCAGGCGCGCGGCGTTGTACTTGAGGAAGTCGAAGCCTTCCAGCGCCTGCTTGAGCGCGCCGCCGACCTCGTACACCTTCGAGCCGGAGGCCCGTTCATACAGGGCCAGCGCAAACGCCAGAGCCGCAGCAAACGTCGTTTTGACGTTTTTGCGGGGGATGAAATCGACAGCTTCCTTAAAGCGCCGGATTTTCGTACCCGGCAGGTAAAAACCCATAACGTTGTAGACGATGAATTTGTGATAAGGGAGCAGCAGAAACGGCGTCCCGCGAAGTGGTGTCGCGTCGAGAAATTCGCCCTGCTGGTGGCAGATCATCGTCTCGATGATGGCAATGATGTCATTCGCTGGCTCTGAGCGAAATTCCCACTTTCCAGTGGCCAAGTCTGACACGTACCGTTTGCAAGCGAGTACCGCGTCCTCACACAATCCGGATTCACCAGATAAAACCGACTGCACAAAGTTCTCAACGTCGCGCTGATACTGTGCGGCGCATTCGATTGCGTGATTATGCGCATCCTCAAGCAGTCGCTCCAGCTTGCCGACGCCGCCGTTCGACGGTGCCTTGCCGCGGGCCTTGTTGAGGCCGGTCGGCGTCAGACCGAGTTGATTGCGCAGGCTCTGAACAGTGGCACGCAAGTCCTGGACATCCGTCCAGTATGGGCTTTTCGCCGTATATTCTGCGCCGGTCTTGTTGATCATCGTACACACGCGCTGGCCGCCCTGCTTCTTCCACTCCTTCTCGGCACGCGAAAGCTCACGTTCGGTTTTCGCCAGCTGTTTGATCGTCGGCTCAAAGATTTCGTTGTAAGTCCCGACAAGTTTCATGTCCTGCCGGATCATATCTTCGCGCGCCATGGTCTCCTTTCCTCGGAGGCTCCGCCAGACGCGGCGGCCAAACCGCGCCCGGTGTGAAGGACTATCATGCAGGCAAAAGCGCCCGGCGCGGCCTCCGATGTATTCTCGCACCGCCATTCGAGCGGCCGTTTTCGCGTGCCCGCGTCGTTTGCGCCCGCGTCGCGCAATTCCACGACGCGCGCGTCGCGCGCACGCCTGGCCCTCCGGCTTAACCCCCTCCGCCGGTTTTCCCGCCGTCGGAAAAGGTGGCCCCATCCGGTGCTTTTGCTAAAACGGCGGAGGCGAATCGGGAGGGGGGATCACTCGCCGCTGCCACATGAGGCCTCGCTCGGTCAGCTTTCCGGTCGTCCGATCGTGGAAGCTGTTGTGCGCGGCCTGGCTGACAGCAATCAGATTCCAGCGGCACCATTGCCAGCCTGGGAAATCCTCAACAGGGTAGACATGGTGCACTGTCGTCGCGGTTTCGTTTCGGCCATAGCGGCCAGCCTCGCGGCACTTGTAGCCGTCGCGCCGCAGGATTGCATCCCGCAGGCGCAGCCATCGCTTGCTCTTGTAGTCCGTCTGGGATCACCGCCCTTTCATCCAGCATCGCAGATAAAGCAAAAGCGCCATGACCTCACGACGGAGATCATGGCGCTCATGCCATCCGGCTATCACCTCGGCTGCAAAACAAAAGCGCCAAACGATCTACCGTTCACACGGTCAAATCATTTGGCGCAGGCGCTGGCGCAAAGGCTCTGGCTCAGGCTCATATTCACGTTTACGACGGACTCGCGTCTGCACACCTTGCAGTACAGCGGGAAGTCTGTCAGCGTTGTCGTCGGCAGCACACGCTGCTGCGTCGGCCGTCCGCACAGCGGGCAGATCAGCTTGCCACCTGCTGACACCAATAGTATATCACGCGCATTTTTGCTTTGCAAGACTTTTGTTCCACCTTTCTGATTATTTATAGGTTGTTTCAAGGGAAAATTGTAAATGCAATGTTCAGTTTTCCGGGATTTCATAGTCGTACAGCACGTAGCTTCCGAAGCTGTTGTCGATGCGTTCCGGGAACTTCTCGCCCTCGAACGGGATAGCTTTGTCCGGCGGCGAATAGTGCGCGCCCGGCGGCAGCTCGACGTCCAGCCGTTCCGGCTTAATGAGGCCCTTACTCGGCGTCCACATCCGCTGCCCGACGCGGAGCTTCCCGGTTTTTCTCGGCTCCTTGGTAAGATACCTCGCCACCTTGCGGTAGCCGCCGAAGTCCTCAATCGTCCGGGTATCGACCGATCCCTTCTGCCAGAAGCAACGGAGCAGCATCTCGTCGCCGTCCGCCCGCTGGATCACGAAATGATGGTGGATGCGGTGATCGCCGTGCATACCCTCCATGACATAGACATATCCGAACGGCAGCGCCCTTACCCGGCGCGCCTCTCGCACCTTGCGGAAGTAGGCCGGTGCATTTTTGCGCGCTGCCTCATAATTCGGCGGCAAGTGCTCGGCATCATAAGTGAGTGTCACAAACCAGTCTTGCGGGCTGAAGTTTGCATACAATAAGAACTCAAGACGCATACATGCGGTTTTAATGTTGACGGCCTCCTGAACGAGGCTGGTTTCAAATTGCTTTGCCGCACGGCCACCGGTCCTCGGTGGCCGCGATGCAAGCTCAATTGCGCGAACGCGGTTGCCCGCGCGCAGTTCAATCACCCTGTTGATTCGGCATCAGCTCCATTCTGTGGTATTCATTCATGTGCTGCAAGGCTGCGTTCTCCTCATCGCAGAAAGCAATGTCGCCGAGAAGGACACGTCGAACGCCGTCCGGGAATTCTACAACTGCCTCCACACCGCCGGGAAGCGTATCGTCCCAGCGATGAAAATATCCAAGCTCGTGGCCAACCTTGCAGAGCCGCCGCTCCTGTTTGACTACGAACTCGATCTCTCTTGGCGTCACAGTCCAGTCCCTCCTTTGATTTCGTTTATAGCCTGCGCCAATCGGGACATTGCACAGCGCGCGGCGGCGGTCACGGCTGATAGCCGCGCGAAGGCTAAAGCGCTATCTCGCAGACGGCGAGCCAGTGTAATGCTGATGTAATGACTCTCATTGCTATGCCCGGGAGGCTTTGCGCGCATAAGAGAATTTGCACAGTTCCGGCTGCACCCACGCGCCATCAGTAGCTTAACGGCTCTTTTTCTCGTCATTTCTTCGCTCCTTTCCCGTATTTCAGTTTCCTCACCCATTCGTTTCGTTCGCGGAACGGCACGAACTCCTCGCCGCAGAGCGGCTTCAAAACGCGGTCAATCTGCTCCTGCGCATAGTCGGACTCCGGCTCGTTTCGCCACGCATGCCCAAACTCACGATAAAGCTGTGCCACACAGTGTGCTGTGCGCCGCATCCGCCCTGGGCCGAAGCCCTCCTGCGCCAGCGCGAGCATCCACAGATCTGTCGCTGCCTGGAACCCGGCGTTAAACCCAATGTCCAGATTCGTCTGAGCAAGCTGCTCCAGCTTCTGCATGTAGCTCATGTCGTGCCCTCCAATCCCCATTCCTTCAAAACCATATCCCTGCGTACCATGCAGGCGGCATCTGCCGGGAACTTGAACGTCTCATCCGTAGAGCATCGTGCATAGTCTTTGCACCGGAAGCATTCGCCTAGGATTACGGCGGCCTGAACGCCCAGACCCTCAGCCTGCTTTTCAGGCGGCAAGTCCTCCATAAATGCCGTACAATACGTGTCAGACATCTTTCCTCGCCTCCATCTTCTCAAAATAGAACTCTATCGGTTTCTCGTTTTCAATGACGTTGCCATAGACGATTCCAACCTTGTAGATGTAGTTTTCTCGGAGCTTTCTTGGAATTTCCGCGATATAGCGCCGGAACGTTTCAAGCGAATTTGCCCTCTTGTAGTGATTGCACATCCGGCAGGCAGGCATAAGGTTGGAAATGTCGTCCGTTCCCGCGCCCTCAATACCCCACGCTCGCAGCGGGAGGAAATGATCGACCTGCATATCCTTGATGTCGATAGCCCGTCCGCAGTAGGCACAGCGCCCATCATATTTCGCATAGACCGCTTCCCGTTTTTTCTTACTGAAGCTCATCCGTTGCCCTCCATCTCCTGCATCGCCCGCTCGACCTCAATGCAGGTATAGTGGCGGCTGAAATGGTCCCAGTTCGTCACACAGTCGCTTCCCGCATCGTCCGGCGTTGCATCCTCATAATCAAAGTAGATGTTGATATTCTCCCCAAATGGTTCCATGCTGACGATTACTGCGGTTATGCGCACCGCGCGACCGTCCTCCTTATCTGCCCATCGTTCTCCCACCTTGCACGGCAGCACCACCACGCGCCCGTCCTTGTCGGCCTCGGCAAACTCGCGCAGTCTGTCGTGGCTTCCGATGCTGTTCAAAACAGACATCATCGCGCACCACTCGCCTGAGATACTATGAACTTCAGCCGGCGTCAGCTCCACCGTGATCTTTCCTTCATGCATCATTCGTGCCCTGTTCCGCTATCTTCATTGCCTCGCGGATCACACTCCCCCCATAGGCATCCTTGGTCAGCTCAAAGAAGGCCTCGCGCGTCATATCTGCGTTCAGGTCGATTCCGTGATCCTTCGCAAATGCCTTTCGCCCGGCCTCGCAACTCCCAGTCAGCCGATGATGCCAGTCGTACAGCGTCATCACCGGATACGCTGTATTCGGCTTGATCGCATTCAGAAATGCGGTGATCCGCTTCTCCTGCGGCAGGCCCTCAAACGCCTTATCGCGCGCAGCCTCCACGGCGGCACGGGGCGTTTCCCCATGCGCAAAGAATCCATCTACTTTTGCCATAAAGCACGGCGTTAATGTTAAATCCTTTTGCAGGATGGTGCCCTTCGCAATGTTCCCGTGTACCGCCGTTATGATCGTCTGCACACCATCGATCATATGTACATCTTCGCCGTCGTACTTTTTAATGCCGGAGCCGGAGCCGGAGCCGGAGCTGGCGCCGTAGCCGGTGCCGTAGCCGTAGCCGGAGCCGTCGTCGTAGCCGTCGCCGGAGCCGTAGCCGGTGCCGTAGCCGGAGCCGTCGCCGGAGCCGTCGTCGTAGCCGTCGCCGGAGCCGTAGCCGGTGCCGGAGCCGTAGCCGTAGCCGTCGCCGGAGCCGTAGCCGTAGCCGTCGCCGTCGCCGGATCGCGCGGCCAGAAACTCTTTGATTTTTATCGTTTCCATACTCTTACTCCATTGATGCTCCGCACCGCCTCGTCGGTGCAAGGGATGATCTCAATAATCCCGAGTACCGTCATTGCCGGTACCGTTACCGTAAACTTACAGTTTCCAGGTGCTTTCACTCCCTCCGTTGCGAGCTGGGACAAGCTCGCCGCTCCATCCCAATACCACAGCCTGCGGCAATCAACCAGATCGGCCTCGTCCCCTCTGCGCTCCGCGATCTTTGCGAAGAATACGCCCGCCCGATCGCACCGAATGATGTAATACTGCTCGCTTTTGTTTTCCATTATTGTTTCCTCCTTAAATTTCGTTTCCCGGCAGCTTCGCTCGAAGCGCCTTGTTCTCTGCCTCCAGCCGCTCGATCCTATCGGCTGCATCCAGCCCGACCTTATCAATGTCGCCGCTTGGCCATGTATCTACCAGCAGCCTTTCTTTCAGCTCCGCGCTCAATCGTTCTTGCTTGTAGTACGGGCATCCCGTGCAGTCCTCATGCTCACCACCCGGTGTGGATGTGCACCGCAGCGTCCGCACGATTTCCTTGTCTGTCACCGTGATGCCTCCTTCTCGCTTGCCCGGACCGGTTGACAGTCTAGGCATCCTCTTCGGTTCATACAGCTCCACACGCCGCCGCGGGGGATGTTGTTGCGATACTCGCAGTACACGTTATAGCAGGGGCTGACCGCACGCGGGGCAGGCGCGCGCGCAGCCTTTTTCGCGGCAGGTGCGCGCTCAGCCCGTTTCCGCGGCGGCTTCTCTGGCTTGGGCCGGTTCTCACGATTCGCAAAGTGGGAGCAGCCGCAGGACTGCGTTTTCTTGCTTCTGAGCCTCCATGCCGGAACCACCGTCTCATTCCCACATGCAGATTGGCAGAGCCAGAGCGCGTGCCCCTTCTGGTCGCGGCCTGAAAACTCAAGCACATGTAGTTTTCCAAACTGCCTATTTGTGAGATCAGTCCTGCGCATTGTGTTCCTCCTCCGGCAACGACAGCCAGCGCAGGATTTCCCCATCATCCGGCTCCTCAAACCAACCGAGATTTCCACTATGCACGTTGTCTGTCTCATATAGTAGGGAGCCATTTACGGAAATAAGGAGCAGGACTGGCCCGTCCGGGAAATCGCGGTCTGTGCGCCACCCGAGTGGTTCCGGGCCTGACGGCGTTGGCTTAAGATCATCCGTCAGCCCCAGCAGATAGTCTGCTGAGCACGAAAGCGCCTTGCACAGCTCCGGCACATGCTTTGCATCCGGGTCCAGATAGTCTGTGCCGTAAAAATGAGCGTCCCCGAACTCGCCGTTTGCATAAGCACGAAGTGTTTTGACGGTTGGCTCGGCGCAATACGAGGCAAAGACGAGCTTTTTGTCGTCCCGCAGCCCGGCTGCATCGATGGCACGGACAAGGCGCTGCGCCTTGCGCTGGACCGCCTCGCGGAAGCCGCGCTGGCGCTTCTCCTCGGCTTTGGCCTCCTTTTCCTTCACGTCGGCATTTTTGTCAGTGCGGTACTGTTTCGCTTTGGAACACATCTGATCGCACGCATTCCAACTGTCCGCTTTGGCGCCGTATCTGCAATCAAAGCAGCACATCTCACCCAGGCAGGTACCATTCCACGAGCGAGATGTCGCATCATGCCGGAGCGCCGCGTCGTCGCGGGAGCTCGGGCAGAGTTTACGGTCGGGGCAGTGCAGGCACGCACTCGGCCGCCACTTCGCGCCGGTTGCTGCCAGCTCGCGAACCTTTGCAATACCGGCGGACGTGGGGAATTCCTTCGCCCTGGCAAACGCGTCTCGCAGGCGCATTTGCAAGGCGATCTCGCACCGCGCAAGCTCCAAAGCCGTTGCGTCCGGGAGTTTCCCATCTGCCCACTGCGTTTTGAAATCCTGAATCAGGTTTTCTTCGATCATGTGGAGGTTCGCGAGCTTCGTCTTGCTGACGTTGCACGCCTCGGCTACATGATCGCGCATTCTGCCGGGGAACTCCACGCCCTGCTCCTTGAGATCGTACAGCAGCCGTTCCACGCGCTGCGCCGCCTGACTGATCTCGGCGCTCGTCAGAACGCGGGCGGTGGAGTTGGCCATAATCAGCTCCAGCTCCTCCATCGCGGCGCTTTTCGGGCTGCGAACAAACACGGGGACCTTGCGCAGATCCTCGCGGCCCTCCGCCACCAGCGCCCGAACCGCGGCCGTGCGGCGATGGCCGGAAATGAGGCGGTACTTGCCGTTCTCCGTCCGCGTGACCGTCGGCGGGTCCATGATGCCGGAGAGCGCGATGCTGTTTTTCAGCTCCTCCAGTTTGTCCGTATCCACGGCATAGAAATTTGCCTCATTGCTCACCAGATCGTCGATGTCTACTTCGGTCAGCCGCTTTCCGGCGTCCGACTTGGACACTTTCTTCAGCTCCTCGGCAAATACGCTGCTCACGTCAAATGCCATCGCCCGCGCCTCCCTTCACGTCCTCCATCGTCATCTGCGGCTCCAGCAGCTCCTGGACGAAATTGCGGTAATCATACCCCGCCGCGCTGTACGGCGACGAGACGAGGATCGGCACCTGCTTAAACGTCATCTCGTCCACCTTGTCGGTGCGCCGGATAACCGTCTGGAAAACAGGCAGCACGCCGGACTCCCGCAGTTTCGCTTCCGCCTCCAGCACAACCGGCACATTGCGCCACATCGTGATGAGCGCGCCTGCAATGCGGATATTGCCGTTGATGCGGCGAATGTTGTCGATCTGGCGGCTGACATTTGCGAGTCCGCGCAGGCTGAATGCATCCAGCTTGATCGGGATGATTACCTCATCCGAGGCCAGCAGTGCCGCCGCGCTGGCGGCATTAAACGCAGGCGGGCAGTCAAAGATCACATAGTCATACGCATCGTCCTCCCGGATGCTGCGGCACATATCGGCCATCACCCGGCCGCGCACGCGCTTGTCCGCGATGTGCGACATGTCCAGATCCATAAGCCCGTCCGACGCGGGGATCATGTCCAGATCGCTGTACGACGTTGGCGTGATGTTCTCGGCGTAATACGGCTCGCACTCGCCCAGCAGCACGGCGTCCAGCGTGACGTCGTATTCCGTCGGCGCAAGGCCGAAAAACTCGGTAGCGTTGCACTGGCTGTCGCAGTCGATCAGTAGCACCCGCTGTTTGTGCTCCGACGCCAGAATGTGTGCCATATTGACGGCGGTCACGGTTTTCCCGACTCCGCCCTTGAGATTCAAAATTGCAATTGCTTTCATGATTTCGTCCTTTCGTCAAAATGGGATAGGGAAGTCGCTCGGAAGCTCGTCAAATCCGATCTGCGCAGCCTCCTCCGCAGGCGTCTGCTTCGGAGGCGTCCAATCGCGGCGCGACTCCATGAAGGTCTGCGTCTCGCCGTTGAATCGCAGATAAAACGAATTTCCAGCGATTCCGGTTTTGTTTTTCGCAACTGTAACAACGCGATCACAGTCCACGATTTTCTGGTTTTCGCGGAAGAGCAGCAAAATGAAGTCCGCGTCCTGCTCGATCTGACCGGAACTGCGCAGGCTTGACATCGTGGGTGGTGGAATTTTGCCGGTCTTTTTGTTTGGCTCCGGCCGTCCGAGCTGGGACAGCGCGATGATTGTTGGCCCGCCCTGACGCCCGAACTGCTTGAGCGCCCGCGAAACGGCAGTGACACGTGCGTACTCCTGATTGCCCCACGGCGTTTTGTCCGATGCCTCAATCAGCTGCAAATAGTCGATGTAGATCACGTCGTAGTGCTTTGCCATCGAGTACATTCGGATATCCCCGGCCGTCATGCCTGCCGCCTCGATCAGATCGAGGTTGCGGCCGCCGAAATCGGCACTGATTGCCGCCAGAGTATCCCAGTCATGGTCGTTCATGGCATTCAGCTGAATTTTCGGCAGGCCGATTTGCGCCGCCGCGGAGATCATTGCGTCTGCCAGCTTTTCGCAGTCCGTCTCAAAGCTGAAAAAGCCGACTTTCTTCGTCTTTGCCTGCTCGCGGGCGGTTGCTAGCGCGAGTGTCGTTTTGCCGTCCGAGGGGTATCCGCCGATGATGCCAAAGTCGCCGCGCATCGTGCGCAGGTGGTCGTTGAGTTTCTCAAATTTCCACGGCAGATAGACAGGCTTTACCGCCGGGTCGTGCCGTTTGTAAAAATCGGTCAGTGCATCCTGCATCGTCATGGTACGCACGCCCGGCCGGTCCACCATGACAGCGTTTATGCGGTCAAGCATTTGCCGGATGTCGTCCTCATTGTCAGCGGTCAGGATCTCCGAGGCCGCTTCCTGCATCAGGCGAATTCGCGCCTGCCGCCTCAGATCGGCGATGTACGCCTTAATGTTGGCCGCCGTCGGCGTCAGCTCAATGATCTGCCTGAGCAGATCCGTGTAGTCCTCGCCAATCTGTCCAAGCACCGTAACAGCGTCAACCGGACGACCGACTTGGAACAGCCCACGCATTGCCTCGAAGATTGTGCGGTATGAGCTATCGAAATATTCTGGCTTGAGTGCCTGAAGAGCGATGCCGACGGTGCGGTCGTCGATCAGCATCGAGCCGATGACACCAAGCTGAGCATTCAAGAGCGCTTCTCTGCTTGCAGCCATCACACAAACCTCAGTCCGCTGGTGTCAATAGCCCCGGTCGGCTCAGATGCCTGCACAGGAGCGGCCTCGGTGATCTCGCGCTTCTCGTCGGTCCAGCGCTGCTGGTTAAGGTACGTCGATGCATGGGGGATACCGATTCCGGCCTGCCACTCCGGCGACGCCTTCTGCAAGGTCAAGGCCCGGCCAATGCGCAGGATTAGTTCGTCGCTAGGCTGGAGCCTGTCCCATGCTCGGATTGCAGCTTGTCGCCCTTCACCTCTGGGGTAGAATTTCCAGAAGCCTTCGAAGCGTTCAGGCTTCCATTCTGCGGTTGATTTCGTGCGCCGCCCCCTTGGGGGGCTTTTAGGGGGTAATATATTATTATCTAATACATTACTCATCGGTTTTTTTGCCGATAAGGGGTCGGTTTTTTTGCCGATAAGCTTATCGGCATTTTTGCCGGTAAGGGGTGGCGCTTGCAGCACCTGATAGATGCTGCGGACAGGATGCCCGTCCTTCGGATCAGGGGCATACCGGACTTCAATGTGGCCGGCCTTTTCAAGCGCCTTGATAAGGCGGCTGACCGAATCCTCGGACAGTTTGTTTGGCCCGGCAAGCTGCGCATTGGTTGCGGTGCAGCACCCGCCCTCGCCGGTGTAGCCGGTCATCGTGGAGATCTGCCCATAAAGCAGCTTTGCGTTGGCAGGAATGGAATCGTCATACAGAACAGTCGCAGGCACGACTGCCCAGAACGCCCGAAAATCTTCGTTCAAAACTTTTCACCTCCCACCCTTGCATTTTTGCGAAAATGGTGATATACTAAATATGCTTTCGTGATTCCGTTTTCGGAATCGACCGTCCGGTTGTTCGCAGCAGCCGGGCGGTTCTTTTTATGCTCATTTTTCCGCATGGCTGGCACCCTCCGCGTAGCGCAGCGTATACGCCGCACCGATGATATCATTCAGTTCGCGCACGATCTCGTCGTAGGTCGGGCGCTCTTTTTCGTCGATCGCGCCGTCCTCGGCGATCTGAAGCAGCTGCTTGTCGCGGTTCCGGTCGGCAAAGCGAATAATGCGGTTGACCAGCCGGATCACAGCCAGCGGCAGCGGCTGGCGCTCGGTATCGGGCAGCACGCCCAGGCAGTCCGAAGTCTGGCGCAGGTGCTTGTACGCATACCACGATTCGCCGCACAGATCTACCATCAGACAGACGTGATAGTTTGACGGGATGCGGATATCGCGTTCCCAGCCCTTGACCGTATCGACGGATACATGAAGAGCCTCTGCCCACTGCTCCTGACTCAGATGCGCAGCATTCCTGCACGCCCGGCAGATATTTGTGTATTCCTGTTCCATGTCTTTTTCTCCAATTTTGTGGGATAATGTTATCAGGCGGACTGCGGCAGCTGCTGCGGCGTGATGCCGTTCAGCTCGCGCCAGCGCCGGATAATCGCCAGATCGTCCGCGTCCGTCACAAATCGGGTTTCCTTCGCCTCCATCGCTCTCACCTCCTCAATAGGGGTAGGTGATCGCTTCGCGTACCGACTCAATGGGGATGTGCAGGCCGCGCATCAGGCGCAGCGTCTTGTCCATATATGCGGTCGGCGACTCGAAAATCTTGTACAGGGTGTTCGTACAGCAGCCCGCATAGCGGCATGCCGTCGCAACCGGCACCGACTGCGCGGCCATCTCGCCGCGAATCATTGCCGTCAGCCGGTAATCCGTCGTGCGCTCGACTCTTAGCTTTGGCATGGGTTTTCCTCCTTTCAGATCATTCCGAGGATGCGGAGCATCCTCACGATGCACAGGATTCCGACGATCGAGCTGATGACCAGCCGCCGCAGGAAGCTCCTGTTTTCACGTTCTTCTCGGCTCAAGCGGTTGCCTCCTTCTTTGACTTCCTTTCGCCTCTATGCTAAGATGCAGGCGAAAGGGGGTGTGAAAATGCAATTTCCGAATTTCCACGAGTTCGAGCCATATCTCCGCTCGATTGAGCATGAAGTTGGCCAAAACGCAAGCAAACTCGTGATCTACCAACTTGAGGACAAGACGCCGGAGTCCGTTTCCGCGTTTGCCTCTGACGTTGCTGGTCAAACGTTGGCAGTTGCGAACAAAATGGCTATTGCGTACCTTGCGGCCTATCATCAGTTTCTTTCGGATTATTTCGAGAATCGAGAATCTGACTGATTTGGTCGAAATCGACCGGCTGAGGAGATACCTCCACGCGGACGCTGCGTTGCGCGCGGAGCTTCTCCAGCGCGGCGACTCGCCTCTCCAGTTGTCGGAGTTTTCTGTTGTTTCGCATTGCACCCTCCTACGCAGTTTTTTCCGGCGGCGCGTACAGCTCATCGATGGTGCAGCTCAGCGCCTTTGCGAGATCCGGCAGCTGAGAGGCGCGCGGATAAGCTGTCCCAGCTTCCCAGTTTGCAACGGCGGCTTGCGTCACTTGCAACATCTCGGCTAATTGTTTCTGAGATAACCCAGCCTCGATTCGTCTTGGTTTAAGTCCGTTAATTTTAATCACCCCACAACGCTAATGAATTATCAAGCAACTTGATATTCTGGATTATATATCAACAGACTTGATATGTCAATAGAGAAAATCAAATTTTATAAATAATCTTTATATTCACTGGAAAAAATAAAAATGACTGATATTATATAAGAGAGGTGAGGCGGCATGAACAGATTAAGACAAGTTCGGCAAAGCAAAGGCATGAGCCAGCAAGAACTTGCCGAAGCGTTGCACGCTTCGCAGGCGGCTATCTCGGGCTGGGAAACAGGGAAATACGATCCGGGAGTGAAAAACTGGAAAGCCATTGCTGAACTCTTTGGTGTCCCCGTAGATTACTTGATTGATGATACGCCCGATGAAGAAAAAGAAACCTCACCGGGAATACCCGATGAGGTTCTAAGTGCGGCAGAGGCTTTTATGCGTTTGCCGCCGGAGGCGCAGAGGGAAGCGCGGGCGTATCTCGACTTTCTAAAGCAGCGATATACGCGGAAAAAAGACTGAGTCCTTCCGGCGATAGCGACAACAGATCGTTCACAAGCTCGTCAAACATTTCGCGCTTCCTTTCTCTTTTTTGTATTTTCCATTTTAGAACGACAGTTCTAAAATATCAATTGCCAGAACTTACAATTTTCTGCATGAAATTTCTACAGCCGGGCACGCAATAAGTCCGGTTTAATGGACAGGTGATGTGCTATGAGCCGAAAGAAATCGCTTATTCCAGGGTTTTCACTCAATCGTGCGCTGGGAATAACTGCTGCAAAGCAGCGTATTGCGCGGGCAACTGGTATCCCGACTACAAAAGCTGGCCGGAAGCGTAAGATGCAACGCCACCTATGGACTGCTGTGGCCGCCGGAACGTATGCAGCAGTGTCCAATTCCGACACGGCCCAACAAAAAGACAACTCCACACAGAAGGTGCGGGAACGGCCACTATGGATTAGAGTCCTTGCAATTGTTTGCTTCGCTTTCATACTGATCGGCGCCATATCAAACCTGCTGAAGAGGGTGCCTCACGTAAGCAAAGAGCCAAGCGGTGAGCGGCTGAATACGAGCAACGTTGAGGAATATGCCCCGGATTTGAAACTGACGCAGGAGAATCAGTCTGCATCCGCCGACACTGTGACGCCAGACACTGGCGACTTGTATTACACGGAGGAAGAGCAGGCGGAGGCCGCTGCGGCATATTATGAGAGCATCGGCGGAAACCCATATGCGGAAGAGGAGATTGAATCGGACGCGACTGAAGATACAAGCGAACAAGCTGCACATTCGTATATTTTGAACACAAATACGAAGGTATTTCACACGCATGGCTGTTCCAGCGCCGACCGCATCAAGGATAAGAACCGATCAACCGCTACCGGCACACGTGACGAGATGATAAGCAAGGGCTATAGCCCTTGTGGGAAATGCCATCCATAGACGGTGTCCAAGTCTGACACCACCGGGCTGATATTGAGAAAGAGGCTGATGTGATGATCGCATATGAGATTGCCCCGTACCGGCGTGCCTGCGTCGGCACGGGGCTTTTGTGGCCAGACGATTGGGAGCGCCTGTAGTCATACCATACGCTTTCACCAATGGTTGTGTCCAGCCCTTTCCATGGTTTTCTCCGCCCCAATCATGTGTTTTTGGAGTGATTTTCTTGGAAAAAATGTTATGGCAGCTCTGCCGCGAAGCGAAGGATGCGCAGCATCTCACAAACCAGATCATCGCCGACCGTGCCGGCCTCGCCCTGAATACGGTTTCTCAGTACCTGCGCGGCGAGTCGAAAAGCGCCTCGGTCTACACCGTCGGCCCGATCTGCAATGCCCTCGGCATCGATTTGAACGCATACTTCGGCATCTCGCCGCCCGCTCCGGAATCCGTTTCCGAGCTGCTTCGGCTGGAAAACAAAAGCCTCCGCATCCAGCGCGAGCATCTGCAGAAATCCCTGCGCATGCATCGGCTTGTGACGCTTATCCTGCTCAGCATCGTCGCGCTTTGCGCTTTTGCTCTGGTGGTGGATATCCTGAGTCCCACCCTCGGTTGGTTCCGTGCATAAAAATATCCGCCCCGGCGCACTGCCGGAGCGGTATTCTGTATCCCTTGGAGGTGTCCCCATGAAAGTCCCCGAGCCTCGCAAACTGAAATCCGGCACATGGTTCATCCAGCTCCGCCTTGGCGGCGAGAGCATCCCTGTCTCCGCCCTCACGCGCTCCGACTGCATCAAGCAGGCGCAGCTCATCAAGGCCCAGCACCGCGCCGACGCCCGCGAAGTCAAATACAAGACGGACAAGACCGTCCGCGACCTCATGACGGACTATATAGCTGCCCTTCCGTCTGATACATCTCCCGCGACAATCCGCGGCTATGAGATCATCAAAGCACACCGCTTCCAGAGCGTTCTGGATATGCCTCCCGTTAAGATCGACTGGCAGAAGGTAATCGATGCCGAGCCGGTCGCCGTAAAGACCCTGAAAAACGCATGGGGTTTTACGGCCTCCTGCCTGCGCGCTGCCGGCGTGCCCGTCCCGGATGTCCGTCTCCCGCGCGGGCAGAAAAAAGAGCGGCCATTCTTGCAGCCAGAGGACGTTTTGAAAGTCCTTCCGCTCCTGAAAGGCCGCAAATATGAAATTCCCGCGCTACTTGCGCTGCACTCTCTTCGCCGGTCCGAGATCATGGCGCTTGACTATTCTGATATCGACATAAAGAGCAGGACAATCCATGTCCACGCCTCCGCCGTGCAAAACGCGGATAACAAGATCGTCCGCAAGGAGCAGACCAAGACCGCCGCCAGCACCCGCTATGTCCCGATTATGATCCCGCAGCTTCTGGACGCCTTGCAGCGCACCGGCAAGACTTCCGGTCCCGTTTGGGAGGGTACGCCCTGTGCGCTCTACCGTACTATGGAGGATGTCTGTGCGCAGCTTGGCATTCCGAATGTCGGTGCGCACGGCCTGCGTCACAGCTTCGCATCCCTCGCCTATCATCTCGGCATGTCAGAGCTTGAGGCAATGGAGATCGGCGGCTGGTCTGATTACAATACCATGCGCAATATCTATACGCATCTCGCCAAGTCCGACCGCCTGAAAGCCCAAAATAAAATGGCCGCATTTTATGAGCTTGCTAACGAAAATGCTAACGGCTCAAAAAGCGATTGATTTTTCCCGTGTTTTTCAGCATGTATTCCTGTTCGAATCCCTCATCCCCTGCCACACAAAAGAAAGCCCGCAATCCATTGAGATTGCGGGCTTTTCTTTGCACATCAATGCTTTTGGGCATTTTCTTCTTTCTGCGAACGCAGAAAATATTCTATATTTACGCAAGTAATTTTGTGCGCTCAGAACACAAAATGCTAACGCAAAATGCTAACAATTTCGCGCGATATGCTCATAATACTCCATGAGCTTTTTCGTCGGCTCCGGCCCGTCCTTGTCCATCAAGAACGCCCGCGCCAGTTCCGCGTAGAACTCCGGCACGTTGACTCCGAACTTCCGCGCCACATCGTAGTAGTCCGAATACATCATGTTCATCGTCACGCCGAAAACCCAGTGCGGAATATCGTTCCCGGCTCCGCTCGCATCCGCGACGGCGGAAGTCTGATCCATCGTCCAGTGCGGCCCGACCGTGCCGTCGGCGTTCTGCATGTGCTCCGCCCAGCGCATGGCATCTTCTCGGGAGAATTCCGTCATTTTCGTGGACTCACGAAAATGGTCTCCATCCATTCCGTCTAGCTTATGCAGGCGGCACAGGAGGCCCGCCACTGCATCAGCCTCTTCGATGTGTCCCAGCGTCAGCGGCTTTTCGGAAAGCTCCTCCAGCCGCGCGTACAGTCCGTTGATGTAGTCTCTCATGCTCACGCCTCCTGTATGTATCTGTAAAGCTTATCGAGATCGCTCACGTCAAAGCGCAGCTCTCCAATGATCGGCACCGTGATCGGCAGCTTCTGGCCGTCAAAGCGCGGCCTTGCCGCATTATAGAGCCGGTCAAGGTCGATGTTCCCGGCCTCGTCCATCACGCCCATCATCTGCACCGCCGGATTTTCACGCAGCTTGAGCAGCTGTGCCTTGCCGCCATCCATGATAAGCGCAAGCGCGATCCCGGCTCCAATGCCCTTTCCCGTCGGCAGATGTGGAATGATCTCATTGTCGGCAAATTTTGCCGCGCCTCGCATAGCCTGATCGATCGTTACCATAAGGATACCTCCATCTTATTTTTGGGGCGGCGCTTGCCGCCCCTTCGCATTAGGTGGTTGCCGTCGCAGGCTCAACCGTCACCTTCGCAGCACCCCATCCGGGGCACACGGAGGCGTTCGGCACAACGAGCTTTGTCAGCCCGAGCAGCTGGTTAACCTGGTTCTGGATGCAGCCGATCGTCGCAGTGGTGGTGCCGTTGTACACGGCCTGCTGCATGTTGATGGCCACCTGCTCATCCTTGTTCGCGCGTACTTCCGCCGCAAGACCGATCAGGCGGTTTTCGAGCTTGCTGTAGGAGTCAGAGATCTTCCGGTTCGTCTCGTCCTGCCCGCGCCAGTAGGCGATCTCCATATTCTTCTCCGAGATCGTTTTCTGCTGTTCGAGCGCGTAGCGCGTCACCGGCGTGTTTTCGCTGCACACCGCGCCAGCAGCCATCGCCGCCGGGGACATGCCCCAACCGCCGAGCAGATTGCCCAGCCCGCCGCCGAAGACGCCGAGTCCGGTTCCAATCGCGCCGAGCGTAACACCGAGGTTTCCCTTGCCATTGCTTGCGTACTCCATAGTAGTACCTCCGATAAAATAGTAAGCTGGCCAGCTCCTATGCTCATTATGAGGCATCCGCGAAGAACAAAAAACCAACTCTTCGGCCACTTTTCGGGCACAAAAGATATAAAAACAGCCACCCCTTACGGAGTGGCTGCCTTCACATATGTTCCCGCAGTACATTCATGCACCGCGCTATGATCTTCTTGACGCCGTTTACGCTCAAGCCCTCGCGCTCGGCAATGCGCTCATGGCTCCAATCGTCAAGAATCTTCCGTTTCAGGATTCCCCGGTATCGCTCTGAAAGAATCCATTCGTCGATCAAATGCTCCCAATCGCTGCGGCTCAGACTCGGCAGCCCCCGCA